GCCATGCAGATGCAAGGGCGCGGGTGGATTATCGCGCAGTATGCCTGGAACGAATGGGACCGCCTGGACGGGTTTGCCAAGATGGTGGACTTCGTGCATATCTACCGCTGGTGTGCGGTGATCGGAAAGAGTGAGCGGTGTACCTAGTCTTTGCGGAGCACATCGGCGACGACAAGTTTGTCTTCGACTACGAGAAGCCGTTCTTCCCCACGCTCAAGGCGCTGGTCGAGAAGTACGGGATTCGCTCGCTGGTCGAGACAGGCGTCGGTAGCGTCTCCTCGGGGCTCGTGGCCGCCGACGCGCTTGGCATCCAAGGCTATGGCTGCGACATCTTCTTGCCGCGCGTCCAGTGGGCCCAGCAACGCCACCCGAATGCCAAAGTCACGCACGACGAGAGCCTGCACTATCTGCGCACGCTGTTGCCGACGATCGAGGGGCCGGTGTTCTTCTGGCTCGACGCGCACTTCCCGGACATGCAGAACTTCGAGGGGGCCAAGGTCGATGGGCCGGCGTGGCCGCTCTACCAGGAAGTGGAAGTCATCCGCGCGTGCTGCCCGGACCTAGAGCACAGCGTGGTCTGGTGCGACGATCTGCAAGTCATCACGGGCGCGGAGGACCATCTCTATGCGCAGTATCCCGAGATATACGATCATAAGCCCGAGGAGTACGGCGAGCCGCTGAAGGCCACACATGACTTCAGCATCACCGAGTACGTCATGCGCTTGGAGCCCCGTGGCGTTTAGCCAGTTCTGGCGGGTCGCCTGTGAGCCCTGAGCTACGCGGCCTCCCCTCGGCGCTGAAGAACGTGGACTGCCGCTGTCTCGATACGGCGGAAGTGCTGGAGGCGTACCTGGCGAAGCGCCCGACCGTGAGCCGCGAAGAGGCGCGGTTCGTGGCGCTCTGCACGGGCCGCGTTCCCTGGCCGAGCATCGAGGGGAACCCGCCGGTGGACCGCTCTCGGCCATACTTTGATGCCCGCAGCAAGGAGAGACGATGATCGACGAAGAGGCCAAGAAGCGGTTGCACCAAGCCATCGACGACGCCGACGAAATGACGATGCTGATGCTGATCTCTTTCCAGACCGACCCAAAGGGCGGCGGAACAATTTGTTCCCACATTTGCCCAACCGGAACGCCCGCTCTAATCAAATATGGTCTGTTGGATATGTGCCGCTTCTGGCTTGATAGCTCTGCGAAAGAGGCGGCTAAGCCAACGGCCGTGGTCGGAATCTTTGGCAATGCCCCTCATTAGCCAGGCGGAGCTTGCCGAGTACGACGCGCTCCTGGAGCGCCATCCGAAGACGGCCGAGCCGCCGCACTACGTCGTCTACACTAACAGCCCCCAGCCGTTCAAGCGCGCCATGGAGAGCATCCGCAGCCACGCCGCCCGCACGATCGTGATCGACAACCGCGCCCTGTTCGACGAATCGCCTTCGCCGCAGGAACTCATCGCCTACCCCATCCGTGTCTACAAGCCGGACTGCGCGCTCTACATCGCCCAGGTCCTCACGCTGCTGATGACCATGACGCAGCAGATGGGCCACGAGTATTTCACCTGGATGCACGACGACGCGGATGTGCCGGCGGGCGCGTTCGAGGAACTGCTGGCCTACGTCGAGGCGAAGGAAGTGGAGGACCCGCTGTGGTCCATCTGCTTCACCCGCACGGAAGGCGGCCAGGCGGATGTTCTGTGCGCGTATCACGTCGGGCCGTGCCTGGCGATCGGCGGGTACGACTGGCTCTCGTTCCCGTCGTATCATGCCGACGCGCACTTCTACGGACGGCTGATCGTGGCGGGCTATCACCAGTACCAGACGAACATTCTGGTCGGGCACTCAAAGAACAACGACCGCACGCTGAACACCAGCACGCTGCGGTTCAAAGCGCACTGCGCCTACGATGAAGCCAGCCGCAAGTATTGGTACGAAGTCAAAGAAAGGGATGGGCTGCCGGGATGACCGACGAGGAATACAACAAGATCGCCGCGGCCGTGCTGGGGCGCTTAGCCGCCAGCATAGCCGAGGCACTGGGCTTGACGCTCGTGCCGAAGCCTAGGCCCGCGAGCGATGCTTCCGGGACTTCTTCTTCCGCTTCGGGAGATGCCGCCCCTTAGGCGTTTCCTTCTCCCATCGCTTGGCCATCGCTGGCTCGTTGGCGTACATCCAACCGCGCTGCGCTTGGCTCTCGAAGGGCATTAGGGGGTCGCGGCGGTGAGTGCGGTCTGCGCAGCGGTGAGCGCGGCCGAGGACGATGCCACTTCGGCATCTTCCGTGGCCAAGTTCGGCGCAGCCGCAGTGACGGCGGCGATGTAGGCGTTGACGGCGGTTTCGTAGGTCGTGACCGCAGCCGTGAAGGCCGCTAAGTCAGAGTCGAATTGCGATTGAGAAACGGACAATTTAGTCTGAGCCTCCACGAGCTGATAGAGTGCTTTGTTTAGGGCGTCTAAGGCGTCCATGCCGGGAGAATGCGCCAGGCGATAGCGCCGGGCCTGGCAAGCAACCTTACGTCTTGGGGGCCACCGAAAAGGTCGAGCCATACCAAGTATTTCCGATCTTCTCGGCGATCTGGACGGGCGCGCCAGACGCGATCGCCGCGGCGTCGCCAAAGACGGCCATGAGGATGGACCAGAAGTTCCCGCTGATGACTTGGTACGGCGTTCCGGTCGGGCCTTGCGGGAGAACGACGACGGAAGCCGTCACGACGACGGAGCCGATGGTCTGCGTTTGCGAAACGGTCTTCCCGCCGGCAACCGCGGCGATGTCGCCCAGGATGAGTTCGACGATTTCGAGGTCTTGGAGGATTGAGGCCATAGGGTTCTCCTTAGCCGCCTGTCTGCGGCGGGCGTGGTGCGAGGTAGCCTTGGACGAAGCGCCCGATACCGATCAGGACGCCGATAGTCACCGCGTAGGACAGGCTGTTCCAGTCGATGACGCACTTGAAGATAAGGACGTGATTGGTCTGACACTGGCCGAGGCTGGCGAGGAGCGGCCCGATTCCCACGACGGCCGCCGTGCCGCCAATCCAAAAGAGAACCGACCGGAGTGTATACCACAAACCGTTCTGGACCTTGGGGACCGTCGCTTGGAGGGCGGGGGTCATCCGTCGTTCGGGTTCCCGGGCTCGTTGGTCAGTTTGTCGGCCGGATTGGCCTGCTGGCAGAACCAGATGTACGCCTCTCGGACGTGCGGGATGTACTGCGGGTCGGTCGTGATCGACGTGAGCGGTACGCCGTCGGCCAGCGCCGTTGTGACTGCCGGGATGCCCGCGTTGTAGGCAGCGATACAGGCGTCCAGGTTCGTCAGAAACGCGGCGATGTTGAACCGGATAAAGTCCATGACCCCGACGTGGACGTTCAGCGTCGGCGGGAAGATGGGCTCAGGGTAGCCGCCCGTCGCGCCGCCCTTGTAGTACCACGTACTTCCGACCAGGAACGTGCCGTAGGTGATCTGCATGAGGCCGCAGCCCGCGGTCCCGTCGCCCTCGTCGTGGAAGGCGTTCTGGTTCCCGCCGCTCTCGTAGAGCATATGCGCCTTGACAAGATTGGGCGGGACCTTGATCGGGAGGGCCTGCGCGTTGATGAGGCCGTTCCACATATCGACGCCGGGGTGGCCGGCTGGCGCGCAGGGCGTCAGGTCCTCGGCGTAGTTGGAGTACATCAGTGGCCCGTGTGCGCCGAGCCGATGAGCTCGAACACCCTGAGCCCGACGCCGGTGAGCGCCGTGATGAGCGTGCCGATGAGGAGCGTGCGGTTCCGATCGCTCTTGTCGCGATTGGCGCGGGCATCCGTGGCGGCGCGCGTGGCGTTCTCGGCGGCAAGGACGGCGGCAGCTTTAGCGTCCGCGATGTACTCGACGATGCCCGGCGTGCGCTGACCGTTCTTCCACTCGCCGTACAGGACGGTCTGGTGGTCAGCCACGATTGCACGCAGATCGGCCAAGTCGTCCATTGCTAGGAGATTTTCGCAAAATTGCCATGCTTGCCTGTCCCCCGAAAAGTGTTTCCACGCACCTTTACAATTCCCACTATCGCCGCATCTTGTAGTACAGCGACTCCGCCGCTTTCCGGTCCATCCCGGTCTTTGCCATGATCTGCAGGATAGCGTCGGTGGCGGGAGTCCTGTTCGAGAAGTGCCAGCCCAGCGCCGTCGCCAGAGCCGCACTCGGGATAGCCGGGGCCTTCTGTGGATACATGGTATCCCCGAAGAACGGTCCCACCACTTCGCGTCCGGGGGTCGCGTTGTAGGCCGTGCCCTTGAGTTGATCGGCCAAGTTGAATGTCTGGGGATTCGTCGCCTGGCCTGGGTCAACCCCGCCCAGTGGCCCAAGCAGGCGCGAGGCGTACTTCGGCGCGTTGAACACCATCTCAGCCGCCCCGCCCACGGGGCCGCCGACCTGGAGCTTGTAGGGCTTGTCCTTGAGCACATCACGGTTCGCGATGTCTTGGCCGCGAGCGAACGCTTCAACGCGCGCAGGGGCGTGCTTGAGCGCGCTGCCCACCGCAGCCGGAACGACTTCCGCTTGCCACTGAGCGAACGGGCCGCCGAGCGCGCTGGCAAGGCTCGCGATTGGCCCTTTGGGACCGCCGCCGAATGCCGCGTTGATCGCCGCCGCGCGCGGGTCAGCGCCCGATCGCGCCGGGGCTTCCGGCAGCTTGCCAATCTGCTGCAAGACCGCAGTCAGGTACTTGTCTTTCTGGGGCTGGGTGAGTTTGGGATGAGCCTTCAGGTAGCTGAAAATCTTTTGCTGTGCATCAATCGGAATCTCGCCGCTTTGCACGAGATGGACGACGGTCTGCTCAAGGTTCCTCGGAGCGGCCGCCGCCTTTGGGGCCACTTTCGCCGCCGCGGGCAGGCTCTCAAGCATCGCCGCGCGGTGCCCGGTTTCCAGCCGCGACATGAGCCGGTTCGAGGTGTTGAGCACTTCGGGGGACGCGCCGGTCAGCGCGCCCAGAAGGGCCCCTTCCGCAGTCCTGGCGGTACGCTGCTGTGGCGTATCGGTGGTTGGGGCCGTCTTAGCCCCGATCGCGCCGCCAGCTGCTCCACCGACTCCCGCGCGAGCAACAGCGGGAACGCCTTTTTTGCCAAGCGCGCTGGCCCAGCCGACCGGGCCCCACGGAGACGGCTCGCCCAGAAGCTCCGGGGTCCAGGCCCCAGCTTCCATTTCCTTGAGCGCTTCAACCGACCCCTTCGGTGCGCCGCGTAACCCGTACCACAGACCTTTAGCCGTGGTGCCGGGGCCGTTCGCCAAGAAGTTCAGCGCGCTCATGTTGCCGAGCCCGTGCGGAAGCGGATTGAGGAACAACAGGTCTTTGCCGGCGTTCACGCCGCCGCGGATGGGCGCGGTCAGCGTCCTCATCGTGTGGGCGACTTTGCCGACAGCGGGCTTCAGCGCCGGGTCGTTCACCGCTTCACGGACGGCGGTCGCGTACTTGCCCAGGGGCTTCACCGTGCGCGCCGCCGCGCCGCCGACAGCGCTTCCGCCATGCAAAAGACCGGACATCGCCTTGGCTCCGCCGTGCGTCACCGGGTCGATCATTGTCTGCAAAGCGAAGTTCTCAGCCCCTCGCCCGATGCGCTCCGGCATACCCGGATTCTTCGAGGGCTCGCCAAAGATCATGTTCCCGAACTCTTGGTTGTACTGGTCGCGCTCTTGCGGATTTGTGAGGCCACCGAGGGCGCCGTGGAGGGTGGACTGCAGCACCTGCCCGAGATCCTTCCGCGCGCCGCCTTTGAGCCGAAGCGGCGCGGCGACCGCGCCAGCGACTGCGCCCTCGGGTGCGCCGATAACATTGGCGAGCGCGCCGACCGGGTCGCGCGCAGCAGCCGTCCGTGCGCCCTGAAGCCCGCGGTACGCACCGCTGGCTACGTCTCCGGCTTTTTGCAGGAACGACTTCCCAGGCGCGGGACCGGGAGCGTCAATAAATTGTCCCGCAGGCGCAGGCGTAGGGCCTGGTGCATCAATAAAGTCTCCAGCCATTATGGCGGGGCCAAGTACCAATTGCCGTCAGGGTGCTTGTAATACGTCTTGCCGTTATGCTGAGTCGTTTCAACGCGCGGCTTTGCGCCCGCGGCGGGAGTCGCGGCGGGAGCAGGCGCGCTACGGTTGCCGCTCCCGACGACGTTTATCTTCTTCTCGTACTTTGGATTGTTCGGGTCCGGCATTGTGGTCGGGTCCATGCCGCCGATAGTCCAGAGTTCCATGTCGTGCTTGAGATCGTTATTGCCCTTGACGCTCAAGCCGGAGAGATCGCGGGGCGCTGGTTCCCGGAACTGGTCGATCACATTGCGCCGAACACGCGCCTCCTCTTTGGCACTCAGCCCAGAGCTTTCAACAATCTTTAACGCCGCTTGTTGATTTTGGGCGCCTATAGCCCGGTTGTAGACCGCTGTTCCGCGGTCCGAGAGGTCCGGGTCCCCGCCGCCGCCACGGCGAGGGTCAGAGAGGCGAATATCAAGGCGCGTCGTGGCGCCCTGCTCACGGACATCCGTGTCTCGCCGTTGCGTGGCAGTGGTCATGCCCGTGCGTCCTGTGGCCGCAGCCTGATTCGCTGCCGCAATCAGCGGACGCTGGATGTCCTCGATCTCCTTCTGCGTCTGAGCCACGAGCTTCTCGGCTCCTGGCATCTGTTGCTCTTTGTTCAGCCGCTGCTGCAAGTATGCGATCTGTTGTTCCGGCTTCATCTTGTTCCAGTTGGCCGGGTACTTCATCCGCGCTTGAAAGTGGGCAAGGGCCGTAGCTGTCGCTTCGGCTTGCGCGCGATCGGTCTGCTGGTTGCTAAATGTCGTGGCTTCTTGGCCCGCCTTGGTTTCCGCCAGGGTATCGCGCTTGGCGTCCTCCTGGTGCTGGTACATCGTCTCGGCGATGAGCTGGGCGTCCTTGGCCGCCTGCCGCGCCTGCTCGTACTTCTGCTGCTTCGCCTGCTGCTGGCCGTTGATGAATGCGCCCGCCGCGCCGAACAGCCCGCCCAGCGCATCGCCTAGCCCGTTGGACTGCTCGATGATGGGCACGACTAACCCGTCGGGGTCGTGGGCGCGTTCGTCTGGCCGACGCCAGTTCCGCCACCGCTGGTGCTAGACGCGAACGGGTCCCAGCCCAGGCCACCCGCTGCGCCCGCCGCGCCTGTGAGCCCACTGAAGATCGAGGCAAACGGATTCTGCTGTGTCGTGATCGTCTGGCCGTAGTTGTTGGCGTTCGTGTTGCCGGCGCTCTGGCCACCGCCGATGATCCCGCTGATGGCGTTCCAAATGTCTTGCTGCTGGTTGTTGTACGCGCCGGAGTTGAACTCGCCACCCTGCAACTGCATCCCCTGCGAGCCCATGATGGCGTTCGCCAGCGACGGAGCCAGCGATGCGCCAAGCTGACTCTGCAACTGCGTCATGGCCCCGACGGCTTGGCCGCCGTTGATACCGAAATCCGCCAGCGTCTGGTTCAGATTGTTCTCGCTGCTTTGCGCTTGCGGAGCGAACCCGGCCAGGATTTGCTGGATCGTCGCATTCGGGCTGAACTGCGACGTATCGACATACGACGGCTGCTGATAATTTGAGCCGGTATTACCGTACGGATTCTGCGTCGAAGTCGGCTGATTCGGGTTCTGCTGCGTCGGCGACCAGCCTTGCTGCTGCTGCGCCGTGGGCGGGGTGCCTGCCATTACTGGCCCGGTCCCTTATGCTGCGTGATGGCCGCCAGGAGTTGCTGGACTTGCATCGGGTTCATGGTCTGCCCACCGCCGCCACCGCCTACGCCGCCCATGCCTGGCTGCGTTACCGCCGACTGCGGAGATATCCCGCCAATCGAACCCTGTTGGGTAGCGATGGGAGCGTTCATCTTTGGCTGACCCATTGCGCCGGGCGTCGATAACTGTCCCGGCGTCACGCTACCCGGAGGCGGCTGTGCCTGGTTCTGCCCAAGGTATTCCATGAGACGCTGCATCGCTTGCGTCGTCTGCTGATTGATCTGCTGCGTGGCCCCTTTGTTCTGGCCCGCGGCGTTGTTAGTGCTGGGCATCTGACGCTCCCTTCGGTTGGCGCTTAAGTTCGATGGCGCTCACGGTGAAACCCCGTTTCTGGAGGATGCGCAGGTACGTCGTGTTCTCCGGGTCGGTCTGGGCGCGCATCTCCCAGCCCTCACGATCGCACATCTTCTCGAGCTCGCGGCCGAGCGTGAGCCCGTCGATGACGTGCCCGCTCGCCGCGAAGAGGTCCTGGGCGAAGCACGTCCCGTCATGGATGCTGAATGAGGTGGCCGCCACGGGCTTCCCGTCGCGCTCCAGGACAATCCACTGGCCATCGTCCAGCGTGCTCTGATTGGTCACCGGTCGGGGAATCTTCATGCGCGCGGCCATCTCGAGAAAATGTCCGGCGCGCCACGACTCGATCGCGGGCCAGTCGGAAGGAATCGCCGGCCGAATGCGAATCGCGATCATGTTCCGGTCGCCTGCCAGTTGATGTTCACGAACGTCAGCGTCACGCTTCCCGTGTAGTACGCCTGAAGCGTGAACCCGGTAGTCGATTGCGTGGATAGCGATAAGCTGATGGCGCCGTTTGCCGTTCCGCTATACGTCCCGGCACTGAGCATGACTGTAAACGTGCCAGCCCCCGAGAAGACCGCCGCGCCCGAGAAGGTCACGGCGAGTGTCGTCAATCCGGCTGGGAGCGAAGCGATGTTGGCTGTCCCGGTAATGATGCGCTGTGTGTTTGCGGTCGCGGCGCCAGCGGACGTATAGACCGCCGGAAAGAACCCCGCCGTCGAGAGGATCGTGTTTTGGGCACCTGCCGGGAACGTGTAGGCTTGCGTTCCGCCGAACGTGGCCGCAGCCGCGCCGCTCGGTTTGATCTGGCTTGCGTAAATGCCCGCCGCGCCAATGTTCGTATTGTCGATATTGGCGAAGCCTGCGACCCACGCCGCCGGATTCGCGTTCCACTGCGCGGCGGTCGGAATCTGCCCGGTAACAAAGATAAACGGCTGCGTGACAACGGCCATTAGGAACTCCCCGGCGGCCCAGGCCGCGGCTGACGATTCGCTTCCAGTGTGTAGCCCAGCGACGTCCACGGAAAGATGCTGCTCTCCGTCCACCCGAACTGAATGATCGTTCCAATAGCGGGCTGCTGGACGTACATATTCAGGATTTGATACGACGGCGACGAGGCCGGGAACCCAATCTGCGACGAGCCGATCTGGAAGCTGATACCGATTTGGGTTCCACCGGGAAACGGTAGCTGGAACGTCGTCGCGTACGCGCCCGTAACATTGGACTGGTCGTAGGTAATGTTTCCTTGGAACGTATACGACTGGCTCGAAGAGATGACCGGGAGCGACATGAGCAACTGAATCGAATCCACGACCTTGTAGTCCACGACGGATTCTTCGCCCCAGATGTCGGCGAAGTAATCGGCCTTGCCCTGGACGGTCGCCGTAATCGGCTGGAGGAAGTCGCTTGACGTAACGAACCCGCTCTGCAGCGCGCCGAACACGCCAACGAGGTCCTGGGTCGCCGAAGCCCACGCAAAGTTCCCATAGTCTTGCGGGCCCCGGAGCGGCGCAATCCCCGCGACGTTCATGTTTGACACAGTTCCGACTGCCGGGTACCCGTCCACATCCGGCTTGCCGAAGTCGAACCACGCGCCGCGACTCGGATAGCCCAAGCCAATATCGAAAAAGATGATGTAGCGGTTCCCGTAACGCACAGCCACCGCCGTCTTGCGATTTTGGATGAGCGCGCTGGGCCCGTCGAAAAGGTCCGGGTTATTCTCGCTGATCTTGCGCGTGTTGGTCCCGTCGAACGTATACACCCCGTCGATGCCAAGGAACACATGGAACGTATCGAACCGCACGATGGAGGCGGGAGACATTGCGCCCACCGACGCCGAGCCAATCGCCACCGCCCAGAGCATCTCCCCGACCAGCGAGACATTGTACATGTAGTAGATGCTGGACTCTTTGTAAATGCACATCGTCTGGAGCAGCGGCGCAAGCCCCGTGATACGGCTTCCGTCAATACCGTCGCCGCGCCCGGCGTAGAGCGGGATGTACGTGTTCGTCGTGGTCGGCGGCGTCGGTGCGATGAGATTGATCGTGAACTGCTGCGGCTGGAACGGGTTCGAGACATACACCGCGCATGGGTCCGTCGGCTCGCCGGCATAGAACATGGACGAGAACAGCGTGGCGCAATACTGCGGGGTGATGTTGCCGGGCTGGCCCGTCTTCTGCGGAAGCTGCGACAGCACGGTGCTCTGCGCGAGATTGCCGGGACCGGGCCAGGTGAGCGGTGCGCCGACCCCGGTCGTAATGAAGAGCGCGCCGTCCGCGCCTTCCCGCGTCTGCGTCGGGTCTGGGTCAAAGAGTTGCGCCGCTTGAATGTACGTCGCGCCCGTCGCCGCGCCGATCTTCTGCCACTGCGCAGGCGTCGTGCTCACGGCCGGATTCGTCACAGGCGCGGCGTAGATGTTGCTATCCGTCCCTAAGACGACCAGCGCGGTTGTCTCGAAGAAGCGGCCCTCAGCCATGGCGCGGTACGGGACACTCGACCCAACGGCTCCCTGCGAGATGTACGGGAGCGAAGGCATCCCGTTGGGATTGTACGCGGAGATCGCAATGCCCGTGTTGCCCGGACGCTTGGCGATGGTGTTGCCCTGCGCCATCCAGGTATTATCCGACTGGACGAGCATGTTGCGGTCAAGCGCGTGCGGATCGCGCTTGGTGTTTCGGCCGCCCGAGAGGTCCAGGTACGCGATGTACTGCTGCGGGGTGATCTCGTCTTTATTGAATGGCGTGGGCACAAGCTACGTGTGCCCTCCGATCGTGATGGCATCCGCGAAAGGCTCAACCGTTATCGTATCCCCGTGTTGAATCTTCGTATATTTAAACTTGATCTCAGCGATCTCAGCCTTGTACATCTGCTCGTACATCGTTGCCGCGCCTTGTTCACGAGCACGGATTAAGATGAGCCATAGCGCAAAATACACAATGGCCATGTGGCAGTCAGCCGGGATGATGGGTGTGTCCGAGGCGTTGACGAGGATCGGGCAGCCGATCGGCGCTGTCTGCACGCTGGACGCATTGGTGAAATAGTTCGTCGGAATAGGCGAATAGTTGACCGTGATCGTATCGCCTGAGCGCGCACTACCGGGATAGAAGTAGATGTTTTGCCGCAGCGGGTCCACCGTCGCCCAACTCGGCTGGGTCCCGAAGGAGTACGGCTCCATATAGCCCTGGCCCGTGGTGCGCTGAAACCGTGCCCAGGAGACAAGCTCTGTGCCCGGCCGGAATTCCCGCGTGTACAGCAGTCCGAACGGCTTGTAGTAGATGCGGGCGATGTGCGAGACGTTCGCGTATTGGACGCTGGTGGTCGGCGCGGGAATGACTGGGTAGATGTACGTCTGCTGAATTGAGGAGAACGTGTACTGCACGAGAGCGAGCTCGAGCATCTCTAGGTCGCCCATCGTCTTGCGGTACCCCTCGTTGGTCGCAAACTCCAAGAGCCCCTGAGAATACTGAGGGTTGGTTTGCGTTGACCAAGAGGGTCCCGTGGGCGTTGCGCCGCCCGTGACGAAGTTGGCTCCCCCTTGCTGGAGGAGGACCAGTTCGAGATTCGTCATGTCGCCTAGCGTCATGGGCTAGTCGTCGGAGCTAGATTCGCGAACCCGCCGTCCGAGCTTTGATTGCTTGTGACGCATTCCCGTATCGGTAATCCCGAAGCGGAATCCGCTGACCATCCCGTATTCCAGGTCCGCATCACCTTGGACGTAGCCCTTGCGGATACGCTCGGGGTATACGTTGTGCGAATCGATCTGCACGTCGGGATTCGGGTACCCGATGGACGCGGGCCGGCCCTCCGGCTTGCTACTTGGCTTTGCCACCAGCCACCTTCGCTTTCAGCATCTCGTGCAGAGCTTCCATCTCGTCTTGCGTGAGGCCCGAGAGGAACGCCGGGACCGCTGAGGCTTCCTTGACTGCACCGCGCGCGCGATGCCCGTCGGGGATGGGATCGTACATGAGCGGATCGTCGAACTGCCAGAACGTGTACGGGCGAATCACGATCTCTTCACCTTCATGCTTCATCGGCAGCATCGACTGGGTCAGCGGACGCAGTGCCACGCGCGGCATCTGCGGCGGTCCGATGCGCGACGTGTTCTTCGCATCGCCTGCCACGTTCGGCAAGTCGTAGCCATGCCAGAACTGGGCAAGCCGGGGACGCTCGTTGGCCTGCGTGAAGCCGACGACGCCGTTCTTCGGCTCGACGCGCGGGGCCATGAAGTAGCCGAATGCGATGAACGCCGCGTGCTGGCGTACGTCGGGAAGAATCTCTTTGCTCTTCTTGCCCTGGAGATGCGCGTTGATATTCGCCGGCATGAAGAAGCTCGCACGCTCCTCGTCACCCGCAATCGCCGGGGCGTCCTCGGGATACATGATCGGCGTACCGGGAAACCAGGGCCCCTCGTCGTCGGGGTCATGCGGATTGAACGAGAGGTTTCGGCGTGGTTCCGTCGTGCCTTGGCGCCAGCGCAAGCCGCCGCCACGCCACGGCTCTTCCAGCGTGACTTTCATGTGGGTCACTTTATCCCAGTCCACGATCACGAGCGGTTCCATGGGGGCGATTGTCATTTCCGCATTCTCGACTTTCGTACTTCGCGCATCCCGCGCTTGGACATCCGCTTCATGCGGCGTGCGCCGGGAGCCATTACTTCCGCGACCTCATGCCGCGCTTTTTCTTGCGACCATGCTTCTTGCGGCCGGACTTCCGCCCGCCGCCATCTTCCATGCCGTCTTTCTCGTCGTGACGGCCGAAGGTCGCCTCGTTCTCGGGACCATCTTTCATACGTGCTTCCAGACCTTTCTGGCGCAAATGACCGAAATAGTTGGTCGGCTACAACCAAACATATCCGCGAGCGCTTGCTGCTTCATGCCGTGGTCCCGCAGAGCACGAATCTCTCGGACCTGCTGATTGGTAAGTTTTGCCCAATGGTGACGCTGGCTGTGGGGGATGAGGTGCCGATCATAAGCGTCTTGGGTGTTTTGACGTTTTGTACCAAGTACCAAATGGCTGGGCCGACAACATCGCTTGTTGTCGCACGTGTGCATGACGAGCTTATCCCCTGGAATAGGTCCATTTGCGTAGTGGAAGGCAACGCGAGCGGCGCGAAAGTTTTTCTTCTTGCCGTCCTCTTGTTCGCAGCCAATTTGTCCTCGCCCGCAAGAATCAAGCGAAGCAGTCCAAAGCCAGCATCCGCGAGCAGAGCGCTTAACTTTGGACCACAGCCGACTTTCATCAGGATATCGCATGCCCCATTATAGCACAGGTTATGCTCAGGCCTGTATATTCACGTATGCAGCGACCAGCGCCGTCTCCGAGACGCCCGCACCGGGAACCGAGATGAGCAGCGAGGCGTTGGCCGCGCTGGTCCGCGTGTCGGTGATGCGGAAGCCCCCCGCGTGCGCGTTGGTCAGCGCCACGGAGAACGTCGGATACGAGATGGACCCGACCGAGACGGATTCCTGGACGCCCGAGGCCAGTGAGTCGATCAGCACGATCAAGTTCGGCGTGATGGACTGCAGGCTGTTCGGGACGATGGACACGACACCGGGACCCATCGCGGCTCCGGCGCTTCCCGCGGGAACGTTCAGGCCCGAAGCGATGTAGGATTCCGTGGTGTTGACGGCCGTTGCCAGCGCTTGGCCGACGGTGCTGCCGATGGCAGCCGAGCCCGCGATGGCAAACGCGTTCGTGCTGTTGGTCACGAGTTGACAGCCAACGGTGACGTTGGTCGTCGCGCCGGTACGCGCCGTGCCCGCCCAGACGTATGCCCAGCCGAGTTGGCAAACCGTGACGAGCACGGTGAACGTCGAGCCCGTGAGGTTCGTATAGGTCGGAACGCCGTTGACGTACGTCAGCGGAAACTTCGTCGGCGCTACGCTGCCCGGATTCACCACGGTCACGACGCCGAAGAGGTCTCCGGCATTCGCCGAGGTGACAGCCACGAGCCGCTCGCACAGCGGAAGAGCCGCGCCGTTGTTGGGCACGTTGTTGTCCGGGCCGAACTGCGTGACGTCGAGCGCGAGCGGTTGCCCGATCTTGATCGTGGCGCCTGCCGCGAGCGCGATCTGGCCCTGTTCGTCATCGACGCCCCAATTTGCATAGGGCCCGTCGGTTACGCGGGATGGACCTTTGCCTGTACTCACTTAGTTCCCGCCCGTGTTCAGCTTGTTGCGGAAGAAGGTCTTGGCCCCGCCGCGACCCTTGGCACCTTGCGTCGGGAGCATCTGCGACCCGATCACTTTGTGGTTGCCGTACGTCGGCGAGAAAGGCGCGCTCGTCGTAATATCGCCCATGAAGCCCTCGACATCGGTGGCGATGCCTCCCGCCGTGACGATGCCTTCGTTGCGACCCTTTTTGGCGGCGTTGTCCCGCCCGCTATGAGACTCTTTGGCCATGACTTAACCCCCTGAGTTCCACAGCACCCAATGGGCTGCGGGCTTGAAGTTGACGAGATTGCAACCAAGATGGATACGCGTGAAGTACGTGTTGTTGGTCTGAGACTTCTGCCACTCTTCCACGTCGAAGTACGCGCCGCGAAGAACGACCAGTTTGAGATACCGGCTGTTCAGGCCGTAAATGAAGCCCCCTGAGCCGGCTCCGGTCGAAGGCGACACGACGCCCGTGGGGACGTTTGAGTCGATGAACAGGGGGCCTGAGTTGAACGACACGTCCACAGAGCCGGTCGTTCGCGCAAGGTCCGGTTGGATGTACCGGTCCAGAGTGGTGAGCAGCGCGATGACCGAGGCATAGTTCAGCCGGTTGGTCATGTAGAAGTCCGGCCGCGCGTTATCGATCTGCGCGGCGACGTCCAGCGTCTGCATGTTGCCCAGGAGCGAGCCCGTGACGTTGTAGTTGGTCTGCGTGGCGCAACCCCAGAGGTTGCCGACGGCCCCGGCGGTGACCGGGATGCCCGCATACGTCGGGACCACCGTGCCGTTATCGATCGAGCCCGCCAGGCCATCGACGGCCAGCGGATTGAGCAAGAACGTATTGGTGATCCACGCCGTCGCGAGGCCCTGCACGATCGACATTTTGGTGATGTCGAGTTGCGCCGTGACGTAGTTGGCGACGGCGTCGGGCGAGCCGTCATTCATCAGCACGTCGGTGAACAGCACGACCAGCGCGTCGTCCAGGAACTTCCAGTCCAAGGCCGCGGTGTAGACGTTGTTGTTTATCGAGCCGACCGGAAGGTCTTGGTCGCCGGCGTACCAGACGGTGTTCGGCGATTTGCCGACGTTCACGGTCCACGTTGCGGCGAGCCCGCCGTCTACTTCATCGACCATCTCGCGCTGGCGGAGGAAGTCCAGCCCCTTCATGGACTGGAACACGAGATCGATCACGAAGTCCGTGAGCGAGTGATCGCGGTTAAGGCTATTCAGCGTGTTGGTGAACTGATAGCCAGAGGCAAAGGATGGCGCTGCCATGGGTTATCCTCTCTGCGCAGCGCGCATATTGTCTGCGAAGCGCTGACGTATGGACTTGAGCGTGGTGGCTTTTTCTTGGCGACTCTCGCCGGGAACGCCAGGCGCGGCGGAATCTCCGCGCAGCGACGCCGGCGGAGTTTTCTTGGCGGGAGCCGGAGCGCTGAACCGCGAGCCCGCAGTCTTGTACGCATCCTCGAGGCTCATACCGCGATTGGCGGCGTACGCGGCGAGCATCCCAATCCCGGCGAAATTGTCTTCGGCCAGGTCGGGGCGCTCGGCGGCAAGCCGCTGGGCGTATGCGACGTTCGCCGCTTGCGCAGCTTGCTCGGAATCTTTCTTGGCCTGCTCCTTAGCCGATTTCTCCGAGTTGACGTACTCGACCAGCGGCCCCAGTTGCGAGCCGACTTCCTCGCGCAAGAGCGAAAGCTCCGGCGTCAGTCGCGGCTTTTGCTTCTCAAGGCGCTCGTCGTATGTCTCAAGCGCCGACTTCGCAAACGTGTACTTGTCCGGGTCCTGAACGATTCTTTCGATCACGTCGGCGTAAGGTTCAAGCTGCGAAAACGCCTCTCGCCGCGCTTGGACTTCGCGCTTCAGGTCCTCGTAGTCCGAAGGATAAGTGACCGCAGGAGCGGTTGACTCCGGTGTGGCTTGTGGCGATGAATCAGTGACGCTCATGCGGTCATTCTCCTGATGAGGCTAGTTACTTGCGGTGGCGCTTTTTGCGTCCGCCCTTGTGGCGACGTGCCATAGGGAACTCCTTTCGTCATAACAACGGCCTACGCAGCGGGAGGCATTTGCGGCGGACCGCCCATGCCTGGCTGCGGAGGTACTGCCGGTGCTCCCAGGCCCGGAGGCCCAGGAGGTGGTGGACTGCCCATCGGCCCCGGTGCTCCGGTCGGTGGGAAACTTTGCGTTGCTTCTTGCAGCGACTGCATCACGGCTGAACCGTCGAACTTCAGGAGCGCTTTGTTCAGCGTCCCGATCATCGCGTTGAGCGTCATTTGCATCGGCTGGTCGTTGGTGAATTGGGTCGCGCGCTCGAGGGAAACCGACGCGGCTTTGATATGCTCAAGAGCCTGCTGGTCGGGGTTGAGCCGCTCGAACGGGGTGCCGGGCTTCTGCGGCGGTTGCGCCGATTTGAGAGCCGCAACTAAGGCTGCCGGATTTGCAACCGCGTTCGGGCCCATTTGTACCTGGCCGGTCCCTGCCAAATTCACCTCAAAAAGAAAACGCCGAACCCCAAAGGGGCCCGGCGCGGATGTTCTACCGCTACCTTGACTGACGCGCCTCTTATGCGGGCTTAGGCTCCCTTCCTCCTGTGAGGCGGACTTGCTCGAACCGCTCCACGCACGTCGGACGCCCGGCTTCGTAGCGAATTGTGATGTAGCCGTACTGCACCGCGTTGACCAGATGCAGCCGCACGAGGTCCGCCAGCGGCAACTCCTCGGGCTTTTGCTCGATCATCCGTGCGGTTTCGGCTGCTTCGGTGCGCCGCTCTTAGCCGCCGTCTGGCGCGTCCGAGGCGGCGGACTGGCCGCCGGGCCGAGCGCCCCTTGCGGACCCGCGGCTTGGGTGATGCGGGCGAGAAGCTGGCGCCAGTTCGACTTCTTGGTCTCTTCGTAGTAGCTCTGACGATCGATGAGCCCTTGCTGGTATTCCGTTAAGGACCGCTGTGCCTTCGATGATTCGGACCACGCCATCGTCGAGCCAGTCGCAACCGTGTACGAGAAGGAACCCTGGAGTAGCGGGCTCGACGCTCTCTCCCATGTGATGTTCCCCTCCTGGTCCTCGACGGCTATCGCGTGGCGCTCGTCGTAGAACTCTTGTGCAAATTGACCGCAAATTTCAGCCCACTCAGCCAAGGTCGTTTCGAGTCGCTGCGTACACTCCACGAGAGTTGAGCCACCAATCTCCGCGAGCGTGTCATACCCAGCAGCGCTATCCACACGCCCGGCGCTCTCACCTTGCATAACGCCAGTGGCCCCCATGATACGCTCCATGAATAAGACCGCACGGTCAAGGAGGGTAAAAAATTGCGGGTCAAGTTGCCTCACCTCCAAGGCTTTCATTTGCGATATGTCGTTCACAGGAATGACTTGTCCGATACCGGGGATGATTTGCGTGCTGGTAATGCCAGACGATGTGCCCGCAAGCCAAGCGCACAAGGCTCCATATCTCAAAGTATCCGTCACCGTTGACAGACCAACATTGGTGAGCGCCTGAAGCGTCTCGGTTTGGAGCAACGATCCACGGCCCAGGATGCCGTCCAGCGGTTCGATGTCGGTATAGAACGCGAACGGGAGACGGTAATCCCACGGGCGATCCTCCAACAGCACCCCTTCGCCGCCTGCCATGCAGATCGTCGAGCGCCGCCACTGCGGATACTTCCGCACGAGCTGCATCTCGGTCACATCTTCCATGACCAACTCGAACTTCGGTAGCGCGACGAATGACCCGTCCGGCATCGGGTGCATCTCCGGGTCGCCTTCCGTAAACTGCGGCATCCCGTCATCGTCGCGAGAAATTTCTTGCTTGATCTTGCCCAGCGGGTCGCGGACCGGAACCTCTTTCTCCATCGAGGTATAATCCCGGTGGTAGATTTCCATGATGTCCACGTCTTCAGTGCCTGAAGCGTTCACCGCGATCTCGCCGGCAAATGATGTCACCACGGGTTTTCCGTTGACGATCGACGCGCCGGGGCTCGGGATATAGTTCGTCTTCCAGGGCGTCGTGATCGGCGAGCCGGAGCCTTGCAGCGTGGCCTGTTTCTTCGTGGACATGGCATCGACGAGCCACTTGATCTTGTCGGCCGCATCGGGATAGTACAGCATCGCGCGCGAGCGGTTCATCGACGCGCGGTTCCCGCAGAACTCCATCATCGACGGGTCGCCCACGCGGTTATCGCAGACCAGATTCCAGCCGGAGATCACGTCGGTATTGATCCCGCCTGCGCCTCCGTTCATCACCGGGTCCCACGAGACTTTGAAGGCGCACGTACGCGTGGAATTCGCCAGCGTGACGAGGCGGCGCGTTTTGTTCTTCATGCGCGTGGTGCGCCAGATGTCGCGAATGATCTGGCCCATGAGTCGCGAGGCACGCGCATCGCCCACGTCGCGCGGCTCGATGACGGGGATCGGGTCTTGCTTGGTCATAATCGCGACTTTATGCCGCAGAATCGCCATGGAGATGTTCGCGGTGATTGCAGCGCGATCGCTGGGCATCGGGCGGTCCCAGTGCTGCCCATAGAATATTTTGGCCCCAAGGCGGTCGTGACGGCGGCGCGCTTCTTCGCCAATATCGGCGGAGCGCACGTACGTCTGGACGCGCCGGACGAGACGGTTCTCCCAGTCCTCCGTGGTGCTCTTGCCGTCTTTGCCCGAGCGGACCGACATGGCCGCCGGGCCGATCGACATCACGCTCACTTCAGGAGTTCTTTATACCGGGGCGGGGCATCTTTGAACGCGGATGTGTTCCCGGCTCCGATAGGCTGGTGAGGGTGGCCGCGATCGACTTCCTTTTTGTACGCAAGGGCATCGGCCGCCTCGGCGTTGGTTGCAGTGAGCTCGGCTGGGGTGATAAATTCGACCCCACGCTTTTTGGCAAGTCGGTCCCGCCCTTCTCTGGTTTCCGGCATCGGCGCTCCCAGCGCCGTGCTCCAGCCATTCCCCAGCGGCCCTTTCCACATCCGCAGCCGATCTTCCTGAAACTGCGGGACCTGCGGAATCTTGGGCCGCGGGCGCTGGCACACCGGACAGTCGGCCCATTTGCTCAGACTGATCTTCTCGATCGTCTCTCGCTCGCCGCACACCTGGCAGCGAATCACATAGGTCGGCATTAGTTACGGTCCCAAAGCCTTGCCTCAGAAATAAGCTTGTCCCAGGGCAATTCCCTCGACGAGAACCAAAGCGAATGAAGCGCACATTGTGTTATAAGAAAGTTCGGGTTGTAGCGACCTTCAAAGCAATATTTAATGGAATGCCCTAAAAATGTCCCTAAAGCCACCGCGAGCCCAGAACTCCGGCTAACGCCCGCTCCGCAATTCACCACATATCCCTCCACGCGCGACAGCGTGTCGTCAATAAACGGTGGCAACTCAGCGAACTGTTTCGGCCTCGGCAACCCTCCATTTATTAAATCCCTGTCGCGCTGCGCATTCTTTGGCTCATCTGCCTGAGCTTTGCTGCGATAATCTCGGACAACAATGGTTAAGTGGGCCACGCGCTTCGGCCAGTCCGGCAAAGCATAAGCTGGCTCGTCGGGCTCAAGAAGCGAGATGTGCGCATAAGGATAATCCACGACCTGACACTCAGTCTCGTGCCTGTCCCAAATCAGCGTAGGTTTCAATACGGAGCCTCCGAATGGAACGGGTTCCACGACCCAGTGTGCTTGATCGCGACCATTTCGGCGATCTTCTTGGGCAACGGCGTCTCGGTCGGCGCTTCCATCACATTCGAGGCGAGATGCAAATCGCGTGCGCTGGGAATCCGATGGCGATTCTTGCTCAGCTCCAGCGCGAGAATCGGCGTCTGCTCGATGCCCATGATGCACAACCCGAACGCCATCACGCGGTCGTCGTACCGCCCCTTTTGCGCGTTGAACGTGAAGCCTTCAAGGTACGTGTTTTCCTTGCGCTCGTAGGTGGACATCTCGGCGTACAAGTCTTTGCTCGCAATCCGAATGGTCTCTTCTTCGCATTGATAGATCATGCCTGACACGAGAATTTGTTTTGTGCGAGAGTTGGTTTCCCAGCCCTTTTTATTGGTGAATTTATTGCCTTCATCCCACTTGGGCCACTTGTACATATACGGATATTGGATTTGCATGGACATGCGCTTAAGGACCACTTGCCCGATCGAGTTAATCTCCGGGACAGCCAGCGCGTTATTGTACCAGTAACCTGCTGCTGCAATCTCGATGGCGAACCGCTCGGGGGGCATGGTATCGACGAACTCGGCCACTTGGCGACCGGCAGTAACGTCAACCACGCAAATGCAGCTATTATCGCCGTCCTCAAGACCAATCGCCGGGTCCGCGCCGACAACATACTTGTGCCCATCGACGGGCGGTGCCCAGACCAGCCATTTGCCATTCTTGTCCACCTCGAAGTCCACGCGCGTGATCGGCGTATACGTCCCGCGTACTTCCACCTTTGGCACGAGCTTGATACGCGCCGGCCCCTTCGTGATGACCGGCTTGCCGTTCACCATTTGCTCGGCCCACGTCTCTTGCGCCAATTCCGGCGCTTCATGAATGCAATCACTCAAGAAGTCCGAGTATTGCTTGAAGACCGACTTCGAGGCGAGCATCCAGCACGACACGTCATCCTCGGGGTACTCTTGCCGGAAGCGTTCCTCGTTGCCGCGGAATTGCGTGTTGATCGTCATGCGCCGCCAGTACATCTGATCGCGCGTGACCGGAACGCCTCCGCCGTCGAGCGCATCGTACTCGAACATCCGAATGCGCGTCAGTTTTTTCTGGACGGCCTTTTCTTCGTTGGTGAGCTTGAACTCCGGCGGAGATTCCGCCGAGTATTGTTCCTCGAAGAGAAACCACGGGAAAAACACAGCAATGAACGGCTCGAACTGGCCCTTCTTGGCGTCCATGTACATATCGTGGAATTCGTTCTGGCCTTTTGGGGTCGATTCGATGATGACCGACGAGCGCAAACACGCCTCGCTGCCGAATGTCGGAAGCTGCGGGAGCAGCGCGCCGTTCAACTCTTCCGAGTTCGGGTACATCGCGCTTTCCGTTTCGAGAACGTGCGTTACTTGCTGGCCTCGCGGGTCCATATTTTTTGCAAGGTGGATGAGACAATAAGAGCGACGGTCAGCAAAATACACTTCCCCGCGAGGTATCGAAGCTCCATGGTTTCCTTCGCGTAAGTCCGGCTTGAACATCTCGGGCAACTCATCGTAGAACACCCTCATCGTCTCGATCATGGTTTCCGCCGTGGGCAACTGATGCGCGACGACCATCGTTTGAAGATTCGTCTGACGCCACATTTGCCAGAACAGCCACGCGCACCAGAACGTGCTCATCCCGGCTTGGCGGAATTTGAGAATGACGAACCACGGCGGCTTGCCCGCGTTGATCGCATCGCACATCTCGCGCCACATCCGGCGTTGCACTTGGTTCCAGAGGAACTCGCAGGTGTACCCGCCGCCTTTGGGGCGCACCTTGAGCAGCAGCCCGCAGAATGTCGGGAAATCTTCTTTCAGAATCTTGACGAGTTGCGCGAGGATTTGCGGGTCTTGCGTATCGTTCGAGGCGTAGGCGTTCCACAAGGCGACCGCTTCGGCGTCAACTTGCTGCGCGAGACTCCAACTCACGGCGCAGTCCACGGCGAGGGGTTCGGCAAGTTCGGATCGTACGTCGCGGGGCGCGTGGGATTCTCTTCTTCTTGCGCTTGTGCTTCGGCGCGTGCGCGCGCTTCATGCACTTTGCGCAGCGTGAGTTCGGCGATCTCGTCGGGCTCCGCGTCTTCCATGTCACGGGCGAATATGTCAAGTTGCTCGGCGGTTGGCGCAGGCGCTTCGCCCACGAGCGGGTCGAAGTAGCGCTTCACGGCGTCGTCCAGTTCTGCGGTCTTGATGACTCTCGGGCGCTTTTCTTTCGGCTCCTTTTGTCCAGCCTGCAACATGACCGAGGCCAATCCGCGCCCGAGCGCTTCCATGAGAGATTCAGGTGTGCTCATATATCACATCGCCAGGATATGATTGAGTGCTTGGTTGATGTTAATAACGTAGTTGTACACGGCGAACTTTCCCGCGATGCCATTGAAGTAATAGAGGGGTGTCGCATTTGTGCGAATGCCAAAGGTGAGATTCGTTGCGCCATAATTAAAGGTCGAGAACGCCGTGCCGGCAAGGGCTTGTCCCTGAATATAGCCGTACATCTGCGAGCCGTTACAGCCGACGATACAGTGAATCGGTTGCATCGTTGCGATGAAGAATGGCGCGGTGGCAACTTGGGAAAATCCCGAACCCGTACAGGCGGTGAATTGGACCTCTCCTGTGCCTGCGCCCAACGAGACATCCAGGCCCTGCGTGAATCCCGCGTTGACGTTGCTCCAGACGTCCATGCCGCTGCTGGACGTTGTTGAGGGCGTTTGCGAGACCAGCATGACCCACTCGAAGGTAAAGGGCAACGTCACGGCACTGATCGGGAAGGTGATGAACGTCGAGGCTCCGTCGAAGCGCACCCCCACCGAGCCGTCACGCATGCGTAGCCCACTCGAATACCCAACGGTCCCATGGTACGTTCCATTGACCGAATTGCTTCCGTAATCGATCGCTGTCGGCCCAGACGTATCGTTGAACGGCCAGTAGTGAATGGGGTTATCCGCGAGAATCGTCGCGTCATACGACGAGGTGACGCGGTAGCCAGTCCCGGTGCTCTGGAGATAGCCGAGGCTCGGTCCCGTCATCCCAAGGCCCGTGCCGCCTGCTGACGGAGGAACTGGCACGCCGATCGAGAGGTTCGGTGTTGCGCCACCACTTGAGAAAAGCGGCGTCGTCGCCGTGACTGCCGTCACGCCGCTGCCACTACTGGCGCTTGGGATGCCCGCACTGAGCGCGTACAGCAACTGCACCGGGGCGAACACCTGACGCAGATTCTGAATGTCGCTGGGCCCGATGACCCGAATGGGCGTGATCGGCTGGACGGGCTCTTTACGCTCCGGGGGCGACGACATAGAACCCGGCGCTTGGCCCGTTGACCGCTTTGACTGGGACCGAGAGGAAGATCGTCGCCACTTGCTTCACCGCGTCGTAGCCGACGGGAAGCAGCGCGGCGCTCCCGCTGACGGGGTTATTGGGACAGTTGGGCCCACCGCACCAGACGGCTTGCCCGCACACGCTGCACGTCGGGTTCACGGCGGCCAAAGGAGGGCCGCCGCCCTTGATCGTGACCGACGGCCCGATCTGCCCGGCGGAAATACTCACGCATCACTCTTCTGCTCGATCGCTTTGACTTCCAGCACGCGCGCTTTGATCGCCGGCGGCTCGTCCGTCACCAGCGCCTTAGCCACGAGCACCCGCTGGTCCACTTGCACCTGTTTCGCGGGCTTGCGCAACGTGAGATTGTGGTAATGCTTGAGCGCTTCGAGCGACGGCGGGAGCATCTCGGTGACTTCCTCGACGCCGTCTTTGGTCACGATCGTGCGCGTCACGGGAATCTCGCCTTTGATGTGCTTCACGAGCATCTGCGCGCCGTCGTGCGGATAGAAGTCCGCCGCCACGCCGAAGAACTCTCGGATGGCGTCGGTAATATCGGCGCGGACGAGGAGCGCTTCGCTCTTGACCCGGATGGCGCGCTCGGAGAGCTTGCCTCTGCGCGTCGTCCAGCCTTGCCGGCGGCCGGCGGCGTGCGCCGCCTCCTGCACATCTTTACCCGTGCCTAATTCATCCAAGAACGCCTCGACAAAGCGCTGGTGCCGCTTGCGCTTGAGCATTCACTCGTACAACTCGTCATGCGGACAGCGGTAGAGCGTCCAGAGCCGCTCGTCGTCGCAGTGCGCCCAATTCTCGCGCAGCCAGTCCGTGAAGCAACTGTGGAGCCGGACGTCCCACGGGTGTTCCCACATCCAGGTGCTCGGCTGCAGCCACCCGCCCCGCACGTCATAGAGCACGCGAGGGCTCTCCGATGACCCACTGATTGCCCAGCAGCAGCCGCAGAGGACGCGGCCAGAGGGTCGCCTTCAGATTGACCCAGCGCCGCTTTCTCGTCGCGACGTGGAAGGTGAAAAGCCAGGCGTACCCGATCAGCGTTTCCTTGCGATCGAACTCGAGAAAGATCGTCGTCGTCCAGTTACCGCGTTTCACGTGGAATCATTTGTCCGGCTCATCGCCACCGAGCATATACTTTGCCCCGGAGAGCGCGCGCTTGGCTGCGCGCGTATCCTCGCCCCACTCGCGCTCTGCCGCCGAGGCGACGTTCCCCGCCGTATCGCTGACCTTCTTGGCCAGCCGTGAAGCCACGATCTTGCCGCCTTCGTAGGCGCTCTTGAGGAACGGCTCTTTGCGCTGCGCGGAGAGCTTCTTGAGATCGCGCTTGTTCTCAGGCCGCGTCTTAGCCATAGCTCGTGACCGTATCCCACTCGCACCCGACATACGCGACACCCGTGGCATCCACAAACGCCCGCAAGAGCACGCTCACCGCCATCCCCGCCGGACCCTTGCCCAAGAGATGCCCCGGCACGGTTCCCAGCGCCTCAAGCGCCGCAACGGTGCTGGCTACCAGCATCTTCTCCTTGTCACTGAGCCCTTCGAGAATCTGCTCGCGATTGGCGGCGGCACGACGCTCCGCCACGATCTGGGCGGGCTGCGGTGCCGCCGGAACCATCACCCGCAGCGGCGTGACGTTGGTGCTCATCCAGCCGCCAAGGGACGGCACAGAGGGAGCAGCATCAGAGTCTGCCGTGAAAGACGGCAAACCCCAGTAAGCCGACGCAAATCACCGCGAGCCAATTGCTGTACTGCCCAAACGGCGCCGGCGCATTCGGAATCGACGAGACCAACCACAAGGCAAAAAATACGATGAACAACACCAGTAAAATCATGATTGCGGCCTTTCCGCAGGCATCAGCCCGAGCATTTCGCGGCACTCCGTCGTCGTGATGACGCCCATCCGGTAGAACTCTAGGACTTCCTCAAGCGTGTAACCACAGGCCAGGTAGTCTTGCCTTGCTGTGAGCGCTGTCGCTAAGCTCATCCCAGCACCAACCAGGCCAAGCCCACCACGAAAACTAGTATGTGCGGATAGGCGTTCAACGGGATCTCCATTTCACGAATCTCCTCTCAGCCTTCGCTGAAGCGCTCGGCCTCTATCCAAATTTTAGTTTTGCGATTGAGCCTGGCTACCGTCCCGGTTTTGCGCGGCCCTCTGGGGGGCCGAGCCCCCTCCCCCAAGCTGGTACCAGGCGGGACACCCTCGTCGGTCGCACCCTCCTCGGTCCGGTCTCTGCTGCTCCTTGGCGCTCGTTGGTGGCTCGAGGCGGTTGCTGGTGCTGGCGTCTTAGCGTTTACCCCTGGCGTCCCCGCGAGGTTGGTGGCGTTCGTTCGCGTGGCGCTTGCCTCGTCCTTCTCTGCCGTCTGTTTGTCGTCCAGCGCTGGCCCTTTCTTGGCCAGAGCGCTGGGGCATCGAGACAAAGGGACGCCCACTCCGTAGGTTCTCCCAACGCGGATTCGGTGAGTTTGCCGTGCGATCGCGTCACTGCGCTTTCGGCCGGCTGGCGATCTCGCTGGGTTCCGACTCGGACCCGGCTGCGCGCCATGAGGTCGTGGCGATCGTCGCGTTACTCGATAGGGCTCTCTTCCCGAAGGTAGGTCGCACGATGTTTGGCGACGATGTCAAATTGGTCGGTTACATCGGCCTTGCTGTTCGTGTAGAGATACTCGCCCGACTTGTCGTGTACATAGTCGGTGCTGCAAAAGACTCGGCCCGAGGATCCGCCATAGAGAAGCACCGGCGGCCCGTCTCCGCCATCTCGCGAACGCACCCGGCGGCGCCATTGAGGTGCCGGCATCAGCGCGGCGGCTTCGAGCGCCGTGACCCGGGCTTCGAGCCGCTCGATCTTGGCGGCGAGGAAGCGGTCGCGGGCGAGCTCTGGAGTGAGCGGCTCGAGTCGGCGCGTCACTGGGATACATCTCTCGCAACGTCCACGCCGATCAAGGCGAAGACCACGCCGCACGTTGCGACCAGCATAAGCATCGCGAGCTTCTCTATCAGCGGCATCACAGCGGCAAGGAAGTGGACGAAGGTAAGCGCAGCTACCAGGACTTCGCCCATCATGAGCGTCACGAACGCAGCCTTCACTCCGCCGGCTCCAGGATGCGCCCGGTGTTGTTGCAACGCGCACAGGCAGGCTCCCACATCGGGTGTGCGCCGTTCGGTGGCCCATCCGGGTCGAGCGCGCTCTGTGGGCAGCCGCACGCCTCGTCGCGCCAGACCTTGGGCGGCGCATTCGTGGCCTGAAAGGCCCGAGCGACGTCCCTAACCGTCCCTACGCGCAAGGTTCGCTCGGTTTCGGCCCATTGCGCGGCAGAGCCAACAAAAAGCCCGCCGGCATTTGCCGCGGGAGTCGAGTCTGTGGTATCCTTCATCCGAGGTTGCTCCTGGCGCTACAGGTGCCGCCTCACGGTTTCCAAGAGTCCGGCCTTAGTCCAGCCGGGCTCTTTTCATGTCCGCGAGCGATTGCTCCCGATTGTACGCCTGGCAGGCAAAACCGTCAATATCCCCGGATTCGCGATCGAATGCGAGCCCCAGGAGCGCGTTTCGGGCAGGCGGCCTGACCTACGGTAGCCCGGACTTGCATCACACGCCTGCGACGTTGCCCAAAACGCTTGACACGAGAGCCGCGATGGTGTATGCTTCGGTATACAAGGTTCAGAACTGGTAAGCAGACGCTAAAGAATCGGGTTGAAGCCCCCGAGCCGCAATAGCCTCTCCGAGGGCGGCCTCACTTAGAGCGGAGCAGCACCGTGAACCCAGCAGGCGGAGAAACTGTCGGCTGAACCTTGCAAGCACTCTCTAGACCGGAGGCAACCCTCAATGAACCTCTCCTGCAACCTCTGCAATATCGTCTTCGCCAGCCGCAAGGCCAGCGCCGAGGAAATCCTCGCCGCAAAAGCCACACACGAAGCGCAGGCCGGGCACTACCCAAACGCAACGCACGAAACCCGCGTGGCTGTCGGAAAGTGGGCGTGCTAGCAATGACGCGCGAGTACGGCCTCACCACCCTCTGCGCCGTGGGCGTCGGCGCGCTCCTCCTCTTTGCCATCCTGCTGCTCAGCCCGCTGGCTGTGGCGTTGACGGGAGCGCTGGGCTGATGGTGTGCCAGGCGTGCGGCGAGTGGGCTGCGTCTGCGCCCCTGTGCGGCGACTGCCTCCAGCGCGTGAACGACGAGTCGCGCGAGCGCTATCCCGAGCTTGCCGAAGCAGAGGAGGTGATCCACGCCGACCTGTGGTAGGTCGGCAGCGCAAGCACCTTCTGCAGAGAAGCGTCCTTGCTTGGTACGTTCAGTGAGTTCTCCAGAAACGTGAGAAGAGAAGCGGCCGTCCCATCAATGCGGGGCGGTCGTTTCGTTTGCTTGACAATGCGCGCACAATGCATTAGACTCGGTACATGACCTTCGCGAGCCTTCTGGCAAGTGAGATGGAGCGCGCCGAGCTCTCGGATGTGATGTTCGCCAATCAGGCGGGCCTCACACGCGCACAAGTCCACAACCTTCGCACCGGACGCGGGGAGCCAACGCTGGCCACCTTCGTTCGCCTGGTGCGCGTGCTGCCAGGGCTCGCAGCGATCCTGTACACCTACACAAAAAACGGCACCGTCACGTCTAGACCACGTCACGGCGCCAAGGAGACGACTACTCGTGATAGACGCCCCCGCAAAAGACCTTAGCATGGAGCAGACCTTCGTGGCAACTACGCCCGGACGCTTCGAGCTACCGACAACGGTCCAATCGCATGACGACGGCCAGATCATCGGCGAGCTGAACGACGACCAACTCTCGCTCGACGAGATCGAGGCGGAACTGGCGGAGAACCGCGCGATGTTTCGCGGCGTGACCGATGCGCTGAACGCGCGCATGATGCAGTTGCACCTGCTGCAACTCAGCAAGCTTGGAGTGAGCGCATGACACAGACGATAAACAAAGCGCGGCTTAAGCGCTTCCTCTCCAAGAACGTTCATCTCCGCTCAGGCGCCGGCATGGGCGCGAACGGCACGATTGACGTATGCATTGTGCAGGCAACGGATTGGCTTGTCGGGCGCGATGGGAAGAACGATGCGCCCCCGTGTGTTGACCCGGTGATTCGTGGCTTCGCCATGCGTCTGAACGATTCAGGCGCGTTCGCGCAGTGGCGCGATGAGCTAAAGCCATTCGCTCCGCGCCTCGCTAACACAAACCAAGGCGAGCCCCTTACCAAGAAGCGCCGCTTTATGTGTGCGGACTGGGCTATTCGTGAGATAGCGCCGCTCGCGATTGAGACATACGGGAAAGCGCCGGAACTCGCGGCTGAATTGCGCGCGCTCCCGGAGATCGTGGACCGAGAGACGGCCAAAGCGGGACGCGTTCTCGTGCAGCAAGCGGAGCGCAAGCTACGCGCCTACGCCGCCTACGCCGCCGACGCCGCCGACGCCGCCGCCGCCTACGCCGCCTACGCCGCCGACGCCGCCGCCGCCGACGCCGCCTCCGCCGCCGCCTACGCCGCCGCCGCCGCCTACGCCGCCGACGCCGCCGCCTACGCCGCCGCCTACGCCGCCTCCGCCGCCGCCTACGCCGCCGCCGCCGCCTACGCCGACGCCGCCGCCGCCTACGCCGCCGCCTACGCCGCCTACGCCGCCGCCGACGCCGCCTACGCCGCCGCCTACGCCGCCGCCGCCGCCGACGCCGCCGCCGCCTACGCCGCCGCCTACGCCGCCTACGCCGCCGCGAAGCGCCCATTCTGGGACGCTTCGCTGGCGATGCTCACGCGACTCATTGAGGCAATGCTATGACCACCGACAACCCGCCGGCGATCTGCGCTTCGCCTGCGCCGACAGCACTGGAGAATGCGCTTGGCGCGGAGATGGTGCTCGACGCGCTGTGGACGAACGCCTGGCTACACTCGACTGGCGGCACGCCGCACACCGAGCAAGACCCGCTGGCACGGCCGATCGCGCGGTGCCTGGCCTGTATGCTGGCTGAGGCGGGCGCGGTGCAGTTCGGCCTGCGACTCATCCCGGCCAGCCCGCTGAAGAACGTGGCCCTTGGCTTTGCCGTGGCGGGCGAGGGCTTGAACGTGGCGCGCAATCTTCGGCTGAGCTTTCGGCTATGAACCAACAAACGAAGTGGGTGGCAGAGCGCGCGGTTATCATCACGCTCATCTGCCCCCGATGCACGTCCTATCGCGAGAATCAAATGCTGCACGAAGTGGAAGTGCAGTGGGACGAGCGTATCCCGGTACGCGGCATCTCAGACTTGGTGCTGAGCCTGCATTGCCGGCAGTGCTCGCTATGATGGACCTCACGCAGATTCTGTTCGAGCAGCGGTCCATTCAGCGCGACGACGAGAACGAAGCGCACATCAGCGATCTCTGCGGCTGCGATCGCGCAACGTGGCACCGCCGCAACGGGCACGTCCCCGAGCCGTTCACCGCCGAGAAGTTGGCGCAGTTCGCGATTGGCCTCGGCTACGAGCGCGAGGTTGGCGATACGTTGCGCGAGGCTGGCCTCGACGTCAAGACGGGCATGACCGTGGATTATCTCGGGCTGACCGGACATCCCGACATCGTGATCGACGACAAGCTCTTGGTCGAGACGAAGACGACCGATCTCCAGAACCCCAAGGACAGCGTCTCGCTGCACTACGCCGTGCAAGCCGCCGCCTACGCGCTGGCGCTGAGCATCGAGGATGCCGTCGTCTTGGTCAAGCACGCGAAGACGCACATCGAGGCGCAGTATTTTCTCAAAGCCGAAGGCTATCGCGAGATGATCGAGGAGCGGGCGCGGGAAATCCACGAGACAACCGGCGCCGGGATGCCGCCGCCGCCTGCCGTGCCGAATCCCATCTCGCCCTGGGGCTGCCGCTACTGCGATTATCGGATGTGCCCGAGCAACCCGAAGCACGCCGAGGAGATTAGGTTTTGAACCGCGTGCGCCTCGATGTTTTCCTGGCCGCGCTTTGCGCTGGCTTTGAAGCCACGGATATGGCTTACGGCTATTGGGCGTTCGCAGCGGCGCACGCCGTGCTGCTGACAGTCGCGTTGTTCATTACGTTCCGCAATGTGGAGAGGCTGATAGCATGATGGCAATTGACGAAGAGCCGCTCGAGGCAGAGTTCCAGCCGCTAGCCATCCGCGAGGAGCAGACGCACGCGCCGGACCTGTTCGGCAGCGCGGACCCCGTCGAGATCGTGGACAAAGCCGTGCGCGTGGCCAACGCGCTCAAGGCGGTCGTCGTCTCGAAGAATCTCATTAGCAATATTCAGGGCAAGCCGTATCCGCAAGTGGAAGCGTGGCTGTGCCTCGCCTCGATGCTGCGGCTCACGACGGTCTGCGAGTGGTCGCGCCAAGTGCCGGACGGTTGGGAAGCGCGCGTGTTCGTCCGCGACGGCGCGAACAACGTGATCGGCGCAGCAGAAGCGCAGTGCCTCAAGACGGAGCGCACGAAGAAGTCGTGGGAGGACTACGCGATTCGCTCCATGGCGCAGACGCGCGCGACGTCCAAGGCGCTGCGCTCCGTGCTGGGGTTCATCATGGTACTCGCGGGCTACCAGGCTACGCCGGCGGAAGAGATGCCCGATGCACCCGAGCCAAGCGCCGAGGCCGTGAAGGAGGCGTTTCGGCTGGACGAGCCGGAGCCGCCCAAGCGCACGCTCAAGGCCGTCGAGGAGCCGCAGGAAGACCCGCTGACAAAAGAGCGCAAGCGCATGTGGGCGATCGTCAAGGACAAGCGCATTAGCGAAGGCGTCCGGCTCGCGACCATCCTCCGCTTGTTCGGCGCAAAGGCCATGACCGACGGCAAGCCGAGCACGAAGGGGCTGAGCCACGCGCAGATGTGCCAGCTAAATTTCGAGTTATCGGAATGGAGCGGTGCATGAACTTCCTGCTCCGACTCCTGGAGCCGCTCAACGCCTGGCGCCCGTGGACTCTCTCGCCCGAGCGACTCACACGCGAGATTCGCGCGGAGATTCGTGCTGAGGGCATGGCGAACCTAACGCGGGCCACCATCGAGCCACGGCCCAAGTTCGCTGGCGGCGGTTATGCGCTCCCAGAGAAGCGTAAGCGCTGATGGCCCGCGGTGAGCAGCAGACGCGCTACCAGCGCACGCCGCAGTACGAGCCTGAGCCACGCGACAATCCGGTCTGGGTCGTGTTCTGTGTGGCGATCCTGCTGGCCGTCGTCTGGTTCGGCGCGGGCGCTCCGAAGCTGTGGCCATGAACTCCATATCGAGAGAGGGGCACCGAGGATGGGATTAACGGCAGCCGCGTTTAGGGCCTTGGCCGAGAAGGCTGACGCGGATTTTGGATACCCGGCGACACGTGATGAGTTTGCGTCGGCCGTCATTGCCGAACGCGAGAGGATTGCGCGCGCGTTGCTGGCTCTCGAAATGCTTGAGGAATACCACGCGATCTATGGCGGCAGCAGCATGCCCATCATCGCCAATCTTCTCGCCCGCCTCGACGCTGCATCGAAGGAGGGGACGCATGGACAAGGCTGAGATCGAACGGTTCTGGTGCCGCGAGGCTGGCTTGACGGGCGAAGGCAAAAAGCGCGGAGGTGGGGTCGTGAGAAATGTTACGCCCGGCTACCGTACCCCGAGACCGCGAACGTATGACGAGAACCTGTATCGCAGCGGATACGACGAGGGGCGGTTTGACGCAGCGCTTGAGGAGGCCGAGCGCACGTATTGGCGCGAGCGCGGCTTTCGCATCGACCGGATAAGCGGCAAACTCGTGCCACTCGAAAGTGAGAAGCCGTGAGCAGCGTTGACACGGGCCACTGGCGTGTATGAGTAAGCCAGCCTGCGACGAGAGAGCGCGCTTTCTAAGGCATGTCGCGCCATCAGGAGACTGTTGGCTCTGGACCGGGTTCCGCAATGCCCAGGGCTATGGCGAGTTCCATTTCAGAGGGCACGCGCGCGGCGCCCATCGCGTGGCTTACCGCCTTTTCGTTGGAGAAATTCCACGAGGGCACTTCGTCTGCCACCACTGTGATGTGCCGGCGTGCGTTAATCCGAGCCACTTATTCACTGGAACGCAGAAAGACAACATGCGCGATGCGGCTGGCAAGGGAAGAATTGTGGTCCCGCGGTTACGCGGCGAGCGCGTTCCTGGAGCCAAGTTAACACCGCAACTCGTCCGCTACGTTAGGGAGAGTCCTCTTGGTTGTCGTAAGCTCGCCAAGGAATTGGGCGTGTGCAAAACTTCTATCAAGAATATTCGCACCGGTAAAACATGGGCCCATGTCTAGCGTCACGCTCGGGCACGCGAGGGTAACTGCCGTGATCGACACGTTCGTCGCAGCCAGATTCTACTGGATGAAGGCCAACGTCAGCGGCAAGTCCAGCCACGAGGTGCGCACGCCCTGGCGTATTCCCGGCGACGTAATCTTCTGCCGTGAGGATATGCTCCTCCAGGTGGAAGTCGGCGGCGCGGGAAAACGGCTGGCCGTGGCGTTCGCCGAATTGAACGAGACGCGGCTGGCTGGCTCGCACTCCATGGTCATTCGCTTTGTCAAAGGGCGCAGATATTACTATACCAGCCCGGACCAACGCTTCGATGTCCTCGAAGACGCACTTGACGCACTCAAAGAAAGCTAAGGTTAGTCAATGAATCGTAACTACCTACGCTACGGCATCATTGGTGTCGTAGCATTCATCTTTCTGTTTTTCATCGTTCCGGGGTTTTGGGGCTCAATCGGAACTGTCCAGGCCGGAGATACCGGCGTGGTGACGCAATTCGGGGCCGTCAAGACGGGAGACCTGAAGCGCGAAGGGCTCTATGTCGTAACTCCGTTCATCCAAAAGGTTCACGTCATGGACACCAAGCCACACAAGCTTGAACTCAAAGGCCAGGACGCCGTGACTTCAGATCGGCAAGAAGTCAAGTTTGATATGGCCTTAATTGTTCAAGTTGACCCCGCTACGGCGGACCATACCTATGACCAATACCGCGATGCAGTCGTTGATACGCTTGTCATCCCCAAGGTGCTTGAAGCGGCCAAGACCGTCACGGCTCGGTTTACCGCTGCCGAACAGGTGCAGCGGCGTGGCGTTGTGCAGTCGGAGATGCTCGCTTATATTCAGCATGAGACCGCCGGCAAGGGCGTTGTCGTTCCGCCAGGAGCACTATCCCTCACGAACTTTGAGTACAATCAAGATTACCAGGCAGCCATCGAGGCCAGCGCCGTCAGCCAGCAGCTAGCCGTGAAGGCCCGCAACGACCTTGCCATCGCGAAGATCGACGCGGACACGGCGTATGCGAAGGCGTCGGGACAAGCGCGGGCACAGCAGGCGCTCTCCACCGGCATCACGCAGAAGTCGCTTGGCTACACGTTCCTACAAAAGTGGGACGGACATCTGCCGTCCGTTATGGGGAGCGGGACGAATATTCTTGATCTCAAATCCATCATGGGAAATGGCTGATGTTGCAACACGGTTCCGAGCTTATCGCATCGCTGGCTGCGCTCAGCGCAATGGTCTGGTATCTGCTGCCGCCTGAAGTTCGGGCGGCAGCGAAGCGCGCGCTGAAGAATCGGACGTAGTGGCGCGACAAATCATCCTTACCACAGGCCCGCTTGGCGGCCTCGGCGATCACATGATCTATACCTCGCTGCCGGAGCGCTATACCAAGCTCGGATTCGAGGTGTATCTCGATCAAGATAACCTCACGCGCAACGGCGACAGCCACGACCTCCTGTGGGCCAAGAACCCCTACATCCTTGGCACGAGCAATCGCAAGCCGAATGCGGGCTACGTCAACCAAGGCAAATATTACGATATTGCCAATCGCTTCCCGATCGGTAGCATCGAGGCCATGGAGCGGGCGCATGGGCTCCTCCCGCCGTACAACATGGCCCCGAAAATCTACTACGAGCCGCAACCGTTCAAGGTGGACTTGAGCCAGTGCGTGCTGGCCGACTTCAACGCGATCTCCAGTCGCATCAAGCCGCAAGGCATCGCCGACATGGTGAACAAGATGACGGAGCGGTTCATGGGCAAGCAGTTCTATCTCGTGCGGTTTCCCGATACGGTCTCCAACGCCACGTCTGAGTTCGAGGGCCCGTCCATCACGATGAACAGCATTTACGAATACGTCGATGCGCTGAAGTCCTGCTACGGCTGGATTGGCACGGAGGCCGGCGGGCAAGCCTTGGCCGCAGCGGTGCGCGGCGAGTATGATGTGTACGATCTCGAAGCGCACCCGGAGTGTGTGTGCATCATCATGCCCAAAACGTTCAACTCGCGCGGCTACACGTTCCGGGGCGTGGACTACCGCGTCACGACGCACGGCGAATACAGCGGCGACTATTGGGAGCCGGAGGAATGCCGCTACGAGCGATACCAACTGATGTGTCGCCGGACCGTCGAGGAAGCGCGCGCGGCGTGGGAGGCCAAGCGCGTTGGCTAACACACTCATCATCACGAGCTACCCGCCGTCCTGGCAGCAGTTGGCGGACATGACGTGCAAGACGCACGCCGACTATGCCAAGAAGCACGGCTACGACTACGCGGCGGACTGCAGCGATCTCCAGGATACCGTGTGGCGGCAGGGGCACCGCATCGGCATCCGCGGGTTTATCAAGTGGGACCTCATGCTGCACTACTGGGAGCGCTACGAGTATATCTGCTGGCTGGATGCCGACTTGCTCGTGACGAACCACGACATTCCACTGGAGACGATTCGCTCGCATGGCTTGTCCGTGTGCCGGGACTTCAACGGCCTGAACACGACGGTCATGCTCGCGCACACCACGCCGCAGTTGCGCGAGATGATCTGGGCAGTCAACAACACCGGCCGCAAGTTCTTCCTCGCGCATGACTGGCACGAGATGGAATCACTACGGTACTTCCAGATGACCGAGCCGTACAACAAGATGCTGACGTATCACTCCGTCAAGGATGTGTGCCCGATCTTGGGCCCGGAGTACCCGCTGCCGGAATGGCTGTGGAAGGCGTACAACTGGGAGCGTGGCGATTGGATGCTGCACCTCAGCGCGTTGCACCCGCAACGACGCATCGAGCGCGCCCGCGAGTACGGCGAGATGCTGGGGCTGCTGTGAGGGTGGTCATCGGCACGGCGCATGACGAGAAGTACGACGAGCTGGCCGCGATCACGTACCCCACGGTGAAGCACTACGCCGAGAAACACGACTACGAGCTAGCGTACAATCCGCGCATCGACCCGGTAGACGCCGACGCCTGCAAGGCCAAGATGTTCCTCTCGCTCTACGCCACCGGCCAGTACGCGGCCGATGATGTGTTCATGTGGATTGACACTGATGCGCTGGTGATGAACAGCAACCTCGCGCTGGCTGACGACTTCTTCAGCCAGTACACGCACTTCGTTTGGGGCTATGACTACAACGGGCCGAATAGCGGGGTGTGGTTCGCGCGCTTTACCTCGCAAGCCGCGCACTACGTCCAAGTGTACGACAATACCGCGCAGTCCATGGGTTGGGGTGACCAAGAGGCCATGGTCCAAAAGATGCTCGTGCCGCCGTTCAGTCGATGGGTTAGCGTCGTCGCTGGCAAGCGGTTCAACTGCTACCCGTACGAGTATCACGGCCGAGCCGATTGGGCGCACAAGAACGAGATCAACAACTATGAGCCAGGCGACTTCATCCTGCACGCCGCCGGCATGGAGTCTGAGATGCGCTTGCGCGTGCTGCGCGAGTATGCGGCGCTGGCCGTATGATTCCAGGCAACGCTCGGACGTGCGCGATGCGCTGTCAGGACTGCGGCTATGAGGAAATGATCTTTCATGCGATCTGGTTCCCATTCCCGGCAGAGGAGCCTTGCTTTCCATGTGGTGGCCGAATGCTGGAGTACCGGCCATGATGCGCGCCGCCATCATCACGGCGTGGAACGAGCTGTACGAGCCGATTGCTGCCGTCACGACGCCGATCATGCAGCGCTACTGCCTCCAGCACGACTACGTGTTCTTGCCCTCGCGTGGCAAGTTCCATCTGGACCCGGAGCGCGACCCGTCGTTCCTCTCGTATGGCGATCGCGTCAAGCTCGATATCTACGAATCGCTGTACGAGTTGGACTACGATCTCGTCGTGTGGATGGACGTCGATACGCTCATCACGAACCCCAAGATTCTCTTGGAGGACATCATCGGGACGCGCCCTTTTCTGTGGACGTATGGCCCGAGCGGCCCGCTCTCCGGGTTCACCATGGCGCGGACGTTGCCTGAGGTGCATTGCTTCCTCCACGCAGTCAAGCACTTGGCGGCGGACATGGTATCCGCGCATGACCCGACTGGCTGGAGCGATCAGAACACCATGCGACACTTGATGAATCTCCCGCCGTATGATGTCGTGGCGCGCAACATCGTCTCGTGCAAGGAAGCCGGGCACTGTATGCCGGTCGAGCCGTATGGCTGGCAGAAGTACCGGCGGATGGTTGAGTGGGAGCATGGGGACTTTCTCTATACCGTTCCGAGCATTCCGCTGGATGAGCGATTGGATATGCTGGGGATTATGAGGCAGTTGATTTATGGGGAGTGACCATGATGGTGAATAAGAAGTGGCGAGCTAGAATAGACGGGATTTTGACGGGGCTATTGTTTTTGGCCTGGTTTCTACTAGGCTGGTTCGGGGGCTACGAGTTCGCCTGGAAGCACTTCGCGAAATGAAAACGCTTGAGGAATGCGCCGTGGCGTGGACGACAGACAAGGGCGTGATTGGTCACCGCTATCTGCAATGGTACGAGCGGTACGCTGAGCGGATGCGCGATACGGCGACGAAGGTGCTGGAGATCGGCGTTGACCTCGGCAAGTCGCATCGGATGTGGCGGGACTATTTCCCGGAGGCTTGGGTGTATGGGCTCGACAGTGACCGACAGTACGTTAACGGCATAGACCTGGGCGAGCGCATCTTGCTCTATCTTGGCAACCAGAATGACCCAGATACGATGACACAGATGGCGGGGCGTGGCCCGTTCGATCTCATCGTAGACGACGGCTCGCACATCCCGGAGCATCAGATATACTCGTTTAAGTGGTTGTTCCCGGCGCTCAAGCCCGGCGGCGTCTACATCATCGAGGACATCGCGCTGCACGGTGACGAGCAAGACCAAGAGCCGAAGACCTGGCAGTTCCTGGTGGATTTGGCCATGCAGATGCAAGGGCGCGGGTGGATTATCGCGCAGTATGCCTGGAACGAATGGGACCGCCTGGACGGGTTTGCCAAGATGGTGGACTTCGTGCATATCTACCGCTGGTGTGCGGTGATCGGAA